GTCGAGACCCCTTCCCGGTGCGCTCCCAGGCCCACACAAGCCGCCGGTCTAGCTTGTGCAGGCCGCCTAGTCCAGCCTCGCGCATGCGCCGGGCCAGTTCTCCCCGGCTCCAGCCGCGGGCCTCGCGCAGCTCACGAATCCGGCTCGGCATGTACACGCGCCCCATCGGACTACCCGCGCCCTACCAGCCGGTGCCACGCCCGACGCAACGGACCGTAGCCCGCGATGCGCTCGGCTGCTTCCCGCACGGACGGCGGGTAGATCGTCGCGTGCGTGACCGCGTCCCCATCCCTCGCAACGAACGCGAGGCCGTAGGCACCCGGGCGGTCCGAACGGAGCTTCGCGGTACCGGACGTGAACGACTCCAGATCCCCGAAGTCGATGCGGGCGGCCCCATCCTCCACGCTGACGTCTCCGAGGCGGACAAGCGCTTCCACGTCGGTCTCGGCGGTCCCGGTCACCACTTCGTACAGGGGCATTCCGACGCAGTCCGGGGCGCCCTGCGCTTCCATATCCCAGCAGAACGGGCCTTCCGGGCTCGGAGGGACGATCACGGACAGGCAAACCGTCTCCGGGAAGTCCCGCAGCGCGGTAGCGACAGCCGGATCGGTGGGCGAGAGGTTGTAGAACACCTCTCCGTTCGACATTGCGAGATCGACCAGCATCTTCTCGGCCGTAGCCACTGCGACCGCGTCCATGCCTCGCAGCTCCACGATCTCGGCACTCACCGCAGGCATCTCGCCGGGCTCACGGCGCATGCTCGCGATAGCCCAGGCGCCACCGTGGGCGCGATTCCAGTCGCGAGCCCAACGGAGGGCCTTCTGTCCTACCCCGCCCATGATCTCGAACTCATCGCGCTTCGTGAGGTGCGCCTGTACCGCCAAGCGACCGGGCGTACCCTTTGCGAAGTCGAGCAACCACTTCGGGGGGCGCGCCTCGCGGCACTCCAGGGCCAGCGCAGCGGTCTCCCGCTTCAGGCTTCGGACTACCTGTCGGAGGTGGTTACGCTCCGTTCGGAGCGCCTTCGTCTCTTCGGTCTCTTCGGCGGGCTCATCGTCCACGACTGACAGGCTCGGCGGATCGGCCATCGCACCCTCTGCGAAGGTGGCGGATAGCCCCTGCAAGCACAGCGACATTCGCCCAAACCGCTCGCCCGCCACGACAACCCGCTGCATGTAGTCCGCGATCTCGTCGGCCTGACGAGCCTTGTGCTCCGCCCACCGCGATACCTCTTCCGCGTGCCGCTGTGCCGCGTCTACGGCCTTGCTCCTGTTGCTCCCGTTGCTCCCGTTTCCCATAGCTCCCTCCGTTCGTGGCCGCGCCATGCGGCGTGTCGATTGATGCACGGGCAGCCTCGCAGAACGGACAGGAACCGTCAACAAATGACGACACCGCAACGATAATGTTGCGCTTCGCTCGCCCGGTCTGGTACCTCTTGATCAGGCTTGCGCAATTGTGCGTAGGTGTGACGTATTACAGGTGAGGCGACCATGAGTGAGGCAGAACAGAAGCTACGAACGGCCGCAAGGGGCGCAGGCTTACTGGGAAGCAAGGCGGGACCGCCGCTCAAGCCGCCGGATCGACTGGTAAAGGGCGCCAGGGCTATCAGCGACGTGCTCGACGTGTCGGAAGCAACGGTGCATCGGAGGGCCGACGCATTCCCATCCAAGGTGACCGGCATAAGTAGGACCCCCGCGGGCCTATATGTGGGGAACGTGGGACAGCTCGAAAAGTTCCGCGATGCGTGGAACCGAGGGGAAGTTCCGGAGGACGATTGAGCGCGAAGCGGGCCAGGGACAAATCCGGGACGCGAGTGGCCCGGCGTGCGGGGAAAGTGACGCGAATTGAGGAGCTTGGGCTGCACGCCGAAGTTCTCAAATGGCGGGACGCTGGTGAATCATTCCGGGCCATCGCGGCGCTAATCCAGGAGAATCATGGGGTCCATATCGGCAAAACCGTCGTCTCGAGGGCCTGCGCTCGCCCGCTGGCCTTGACGGTCGCAGACCCCGGGACCGATGGCCCTAAGCCCCCGTCTTACGTTCCCGTGCCTCGAGGGGCCGGACAAGCGATGGTGCCGCGGGCGCGGCCGGCATCCGGTGCCGTGGGGCAGGTGGCCGCCTTGCGGGTACTCCTGCCAGAAATGCGGGCTCGGTCGCTCGAGCGGGATCGGCTTTCACTCGACGGGTTGCTCGACCTGCAAGAGGGGGTCATTCACCACGGGAACCGGGTGCGCTACATGCCGCGGTGGCAAGTAAAGGACATTCGGGACCGGGCGGCCATGATGGGCGGCCTTTCGCCGCTGTGCGTGCGGGCCGAAGACGGTACCGCAGCGTCTATGCCGGCGGACGTCATAGGGAACCCGGAGGCAGAGGCGGCGTGGTGGGAAGAGGACGTCGAGGTCCGCGAGGAATGGCCGACCGCGCACATTTTCAAGCTGATCGCTTCGATGCAATCGACCATCCGAGCGAAGTACGCGATTGAGGGCATGCGCCCCACTGTGGACCCTGGAGACGACGTAGACGTGCCAGAAGACCTGAAGGCGGCGCTCGCGAGCATCGACGAAGCGGGGCTCCCGGAGCTTCTCTACATGCTCGCCGGCCGTGTTCCTGACGGCGTCGATGACGGCCCAGAGGCGGTTAGCGACGCGCTCAAATACTACCTATCGAAAGAGGATGCCAAAGCGGCGGACGGAGAGTGATTATGCCACGCAAGAAGAGCACGGCCCCGAAGGCCCCGAAGGCGGCAGAGCCCATCGCCGGTGAGCCGCCGAAGGATCCCAACCCGCTCGACGGGGCCTCTTGGGAGATCCTCTCGAACAGGGCGCGCATGCGCGAGATGGATCCCATCACGGGCGAACTACCGCTCAAGTCCGGCTTGGCCCTGTGCGGAAGCATCGCCTTCACCGACGCGGAGACAAGCCGCGCCGTCGTGGTGCGGGCGCAGGACGTCGTCCAGCTCGAGCAGGTGCGGTCCGGTCAGGTTCGCGTACACGTCCCGGGTGCCCCCGGCGGTGTGGCTGCCGCGTCCATGGAGGCCCTGTGCGAGGCGCTCGACTGGCCGGCGCCCGTGGCGCTGCCAGAGCCGACCGAGCCGGTCCGGCCGCCGATTGCGTACCAGCCGGGGCTCTATGTCTGCAAGAACCCGACGTGCGGTTTCGTCACGAAGGTGGCGGGCGGGAACCGCGCGATGGCTCACTGCCCGAAGTGCCGCGCCGAGATGGAGGCTGTGCCGAACCCTGATGCGTAGGAGCGCCCGATGAAGAGCAAGAACCCCGTGAAGTGTCCGTCCTGTGGGTCTGAAAGAACAGCGAGGATCCTAGGAGGGCACACGTACCCACGCGGTTGCGAGGCTTGCGGGCGCACGTTCGGGAGACCATCGACCGCCCCTGCCGCCGAGCGCAAGCTGGACCGGGAGATTGGGCGTCTCGCCTACGGCGTCCGGGATCGGGGCAAATGATGTACGGGTGCTCGTACTACCCGCAATACGACCGCTACGGTCGGTCGCTCCAATGGGACATCGACCGGGCGGCGCTCGCAGCGGCGTACCGGGCGTGGATAGCTGCGATGACCGAAGCGGTACTCTGGGCGCTCGCCCGGAGGCCGCAGGAACCCCCGGAGGGGACCGGACCCCTGACCATGGGAGCATTCAGCCGGGCGCGACAGAAGCGCTCCGAGAGGCGCGTGAGGCGGTTGCAGCCGTGGCCGCGCCGGAAGAGGTAGGGACCAAGTGGAGCGAGACAACATGACGCGAGTAGCCGACTGGGGCGGCATCGGAGAGGGCGAGATCGGAAGCTGGTACGAAGGCGACGGTTCCGATGGCCTAGTGACGTGCAGGGCGTGCGGAAAGTCATGGGGACACGATGTCGGCGGCGCCGGGCCGAGCTGCCCGAACTGCAACTTCTCCGGCCGCGTCTCCGATGACTTCGTCGCCAAGCTCGCAGAGGCGAACCCCTACGCGGGGACGGGGACGGACGCTCGACCGGCCGGGATGCCGCTGGCCCGCGAGAGACTCCTGCGTCGGTACGTCTGCACCTACTGCGGGCACGTATGGGCCTACAAGGGTGAAGGCCGCCACCTGTGCCGAACCTGCGAGGCCGTCCTGGTCAACGCAGACGGGCAGTGCATCGGCTACAACTCGACGCTTGAGCACAACCAAGCGGCCCGGATCGATGAGCTGAAGGCGGAGCTTGAGGCCGCTCATGGCGTCCCTGGCCGCCAGATCCGGTTCTCGTTCACGCCGGTCCCGGACTCCCCCGATCTCATGTTCGCGGACACGACGGATGAGAACGGGCAGGGCATCCGTGTAGGCCGATGGGAGGACGGGCCCGAAGGGTTCACGGATCTGGTCATCGACCTGCCCGCCTCGGGCGGCGGGAAGCTAGACCCGCGACCGCTCCCCGAAGGGATCAACGTCACCGGCCGCATGCTGACGCCGGAAGAGGTAGCGGAGATCGACGTGCGCTTCAGCTACCACGCTCCGAAGGACGGCCAGTTGGACAAGTACGTCGTTCTCCGGCACGAGGCGGGGGCGCTGGCCCGCTACGTCATGACGCTGTGCCCGGAGTCGCGCGAGCGGGCGCTGGCGCTCACGAAGATCGAAGAGGCCGTCATGTGGGCGAACGCGGCCATCGCGCGGCGGGAGTAGGACCATGAGCGCCTTTAAAGGCATCCTGAAGCGCCTGCTCAGGAACACGCTGTACCTGCACGCGGCTGGACTGCGCCACTTGCAGGAAGCGGACCCGGAAGCCGCTCCGAACTTCTTTTCCGCGGTCTACGAGCCCCGCCGAAGGGGATGGGAAGGGTGGCGGATCGTGGTCTCCGTGTCGCCGCCCGGCGGCAAGACGGTGATCGAAGCGCTCGAAGAGGCGGGGTGGTCGGGGCTCAAAACGCGGCCCTACAACGGGGAGCTAGACTGAATGGACACAGGAATGGGAACGCCAACGCGCTGCGTGGACGGCGCCATCATCTTCGACGACGCCTACCTGTCGGTCGAATGGGCCGACTCGGTCCGTCCGTGCGACCGCGAGGGCCGCCTGGAGAGGGCCATAAAGGCGTGCGCGGCTGCGGCCCATGTCGGGCAGTACGCCGCCGATTTGATGCGCAAGAAGGGGCTTCGGGCCGACGCAGAGGTGAGCGAGGCAAAGGCGTACCGATTCCTCGTGGTAACGGAGCGGCTTGCGCTCTATCGCTACATCGGATTCTCCGGTCACCCCGGTGGCGTCATGGGGGACCGATGAACGACGAGTTCAAGCCCGCGGCCTTCACGGCGCGCGAGGGCGGCGGCTTCACGCTGGTAACGGGCATGTTCCTTCCGGGGTTCGACGGCTTCGAGATGATGCCGCTGCGGGAGTCGATGGACGCGCGCAACTGGATGGGCGCCTGCGTACACGTCTGGCTGCGCAGCACTTTCCACGGATTCAACGCGGACAGCATCTACCGCGGGCTGACAGGGCACCCTGGCGGCATGGCCGGAGACTCCCGGTGGATACCGGACGACAGGACGCAGCGAGAGATTGACGAGTTCGAGCGCCGGAAGCCGGAACTATTCGAGGCTTTGCTGGCGGGAAAGGGGGGCCGATGAACGCGACCGACAAGATCCGGTGTCCGAAAAGGGAGCGGCCCGTAGCCGCCGACGCCTGCATCGAAGGCTACACGGACGCAACCGCGCTCGGGAAGAAGAATGCCCCGTGCTATCAATGCGAGCACGGCGCGAAGATGCCCTGTCCGGCATAGAAGATGCGGTCTCGGCTACTCGGTTTGACGAACGCGAAGCGCTGTCGGCGTGCGAGGAAATTGCTACCGAACTGGGCGAAGATCATCCGGCGGTGGCTCGCCTCGTGCGCGCTCTGCATGCAGAAAAGGAAGAGGACCAACCATGAGTCGGCAATGCCAGGACTGCGGGGGCGAGTGCTGCATCGGCGTGGGCGTGCGAGCACTGCAAGCGGTGGATTGAGGCGGACGAACCATGATCATGCGACCGAAGACGATCGTCGGAGACTTCGCGGCGACACCGCGAAGCGCAGAAGAGATCAAGCGAGAGGGCGCGGGCTTCGTTCACGGGGGAGTCGCGTTCTCTGAGGACCAGTTCCGGGAGCTATGGGAAGCCTACCTGCCGGACGGCGATCCGCTCTGCCCTGGCGACGCCGGCCTTTTCGCAAGGAACGTCGCGATCGACGGGTTGCGGGTCATGGCCTTCCTCTCCCGATTCCTGAAGCCCGAAGACGATCCGGTGCGCGTCGCCGTGGAGCTGGCCGAAAGCTCCGGGAGCGACGCGAGCGAGGAAGATGAGGGCTGGGACGGGGAGGGGCACGTCATCGCCCCGAGGACCACGAAGGGATACAGGAAGGAACCGGCCGGCGCATGGCAGTCCTGCAAGTGTGGGGCCGTGAGTGTTCGTGTGGACGGAGAACAGGGGCCGGGAGTGAAGATCGGCCCGTGGAAGTGCCTCGCTTGCGGAGACTCAGGACCGGGGACGCTATGAAGTGGCTTCTGGCAGTGCCGCTCGCGTTGATCCTGTCGGGGTGTCTTCCCGTGTGTCTCGAGCTGGGCGGCAACGCGCCCGGCGGGTGGGGTGCCTACATAAAAGTATGCCCGCCGACCGATCAGGCCAAGAACAAGGCGCCAGCGGCGAAGGCCGCCGCGGGTACTGACAACGGAGCGAAGGGGGCAACGGAATGAAGCATGGGAAAATCATCGAGGCGTGCGCTAGGGCCGCACACGAAGCGAACCGGGCGTACTGCATCGGCATCGGAGACTACTCGCAGCCGTCCTGGGACGACGCCCCAGACTGGCAGCGAAGCTCTGCGCGCGATGGCGTGACGGGAGCGCTGGACGGCGCGACCAAGGATCCCGACGTGAAGACGCACCCGTGCATGGTCGAATACGCGGAGCTTCCGCCGGCCCAGCGCAAGAAAGATCACATTTTCATCGCAGTCGTGAACGCGGTGGCCGAAGCGCTCGACGAAGCGCTCGGAGGCTGACGGCGACAACGGAGGTTCCGATGCTGACGTCCGATGACCTGACACCGCTCATGAAGGGCCGCCCTTCCCGGATCTGGCTCTGCGACTGCGGCTACCAGAACGCGACCGAAACGTGCTCCAAGTGCGGGAAGCCCAAGCCGGACGCGCTTCGCAAAGCAAGCCCCGTGCCAATCGGAGGGCCGCCGCGCACAATCGAGCCCATCGGCGGCAAGCGCTAGATGGCCGAAGGGGCACTAGCACGCCGGATAGCGACCAGCAAGGGGCTGCGGCGGCGCGCGGCGCAGTCCCTTATCGACCTGCGCGAGCGGTGCCTGCAACCCACCGCAGAGGGCTTCCACACGTTCTGCGAGGCCGTCCTGGTCTCCGACGACGGCGTCCCGCTCGTACAGGGTGACATTCACCGAAGCTGGGAGTCGCACGCGCAGTGGTGTTGGGCCCGCCGGCTGGTGCCGGTGACGCTCGCCCCATGGGGGCACGGGAAGTCGGTACAGCGCATCGCGGCCCGAGCGGCGTGGATCATCGCCCAAGACCCCGACCTGCGAATCCTCATCCTCACGAACAGTGACGAAAACGCGGGCGGGCGTATCCGACTCATTCGAGACATCATCGAATCGACCCGGTACATGCTTCTGTTCCCGCACGTCAAGTACCGGCGCTCGCCGGCCGACCTTCGGCTCTACATGCAGCGCCAGCGGGGCGGCGCAGCGGCGGACCCCTCGATTGCGGCACGGACGGTGATGAGCGCGGGTACCGGCGTGCGCGCGGACGTGTTGCTCGTAGACGACGTGGCGGACCTGCACAACAGCGTGCTCAAGCCGGCGGAGCGGGAGAAGGTCTGCCAAGCTGTAGAGGGCGTGTGGCAGTCGCGTATCGTGCCGCGCAAGCCGGGCGAGACCCGGGTGTGGGTAGGCTACGAAGAGCATATCGGAACCCGCTGGCACGATGAGGACTGGTGGGGCTCGCGGACGCTGCGTCACGCGCCCTACTGCGTCCTGGTGCAAGCGGTCTCGGCAGTGAACGACACCATTGAATGCTCGGTAGTCTCCGATGGCTTAGACCTGTCGGACTACCCGTGGGCGCAGCAGCTCACGTCGAGGACGTTTACGCCGCACGTCCAGCGGGTCCACGAGCCCGCGGAGCGCCCGATCCTCAAGAAGTACGAGTTCGGGCTATCCATCGGAACGATCCCGCTGTGGACCGCCGGTGGCTTCGACAAGGTCAAGCTCGATAGCCTGGAGACGAAGTCGTCTGTTTGGCACAACTGCGGCCGGCGGCAGCGCCCGTTCTCGGAGGGGTCACAGGCGTTCCCCCACTTCGGGGACTGCGTCGTGGCGATCCCGGCGTTCGCAGAGGTTCCCGCGGGTTGCATCGTTGTGGCCTTCGGAGTGGATTTGTCGAGCGCCAAGCGGCCGGGCAACGCGATCGTGGCGCTCGGGACGGACGGGCGCACCGTGTGGTTGCTGGAAGCCCGCCGCGGGGCCTGGAGTAGCCCGGAGACCTCGAACAACCTGACGCTCATGTACAACCGCTGGCGCCCCGATCTCGTCATGGTCGAATCCAACGGGTACCAGACCAGTCTCATCGAATGGGGCACGGTCGGAGCGAACCCGGCGCCATGGACGTCGAGGGTCAAGGCTTGGACGACCGGCACGAACAAGTGGGACCCCCTCACCGGCGTTATGTCGCTCGACGTGCAATTCCAGAACCGTGCGTGGGTGATTCCGAAGGGGCTTATGGACGGGCACTCGCACGGTTGCGACTGCGGCGTGTGCGCGATGGTCAAGGCGTTCTCGACGGTCACCGGGTCGGACCTTCGGACGCAAGTGCAAGAGACCGATCAGATCATGGCGACGTGGTTCGCGGAGCGCGGGCTGGCGCGGCTCATGCGCGGCGGGGCCCGCGGCGGTAGCATCGGGGAGAACGGGTACACCGTGGTCGATGCGGCGGGGCGCACCACGCAGCATGAGGACGAATCGGAGTACAAGGGGGGCGAGTCGGTACCGATCGAGAATCAGCCGCCAGTGCCTACCGCGGCAGAGGTTCAAGCGAAGCTGATTCGCGAAGCGGACCAAAGGCTTTTGCGTGGACAGTTCCATATGCCGTATGCTCCCCGTGACAAGCGAGACCCGTAGATCCCCGGGGGAATCCATGAGCAGAGTGAGTGACCGTCTCCGCAAGGCCGCCGGAAGCGCCGGCTCTTCCTCATCGTCTGGGGGCATGGGCGGCGGCGGCGGTCCGGGCGGAGAGCGCCCCGGGCACAAGTATCTCCGGCGCATCCCCAAGCCCGGCGGGGGCTTCGACTACATCTACGAAGAGGGACAGGACCACCCCGGAAACCACAGCAAGGACGGAATCGCCATGGTTCCGCTCGGTATGCGTCCCAAGGTCAAGCGTCCGGGCGCCGTATCGCGAGCGCTCCGAGGGGCCGCCAAACTGGTAGCGGGGGCCAAGTTCAAGATCGGCGGGAAGAAAGGCAAGATCGACGCGGCCGGCGACGGGAAGGTCACGGTATCTGGTCTCAGCGCGACCCCGAAGACCATGACGAACGAGCAATTCGCGGAAGCTCTGCAAGCGCTGGAGGCCAGCAAGGCGCCGAAGCCGGACCCCGGCAACAAGTATGCCAACACGGGAGATCACAGCCAGGACGGGGACGCGACGATCCCGCTCGGAGAGCGCGGAACGAAGCCGCCCAAGGGTGGCGAGAAGCCCGCGCCCAAGGGTGCCGACGATGACTTCGATATGGACGATGAGGACTACAACACTGACTACGAACCCCTGCCAGAGCCAGAGCCGACAAAGCGAAAGGACTTCCCGGGGCGGCCGGACGGCCTAGACGACTGGGGAGACGGCCGCGACGCGCGGCTAGCGCAGATCGGGGACAAGCGCCCGCCGAAGCTCGAGAAGGTCTCCGGCAACGTCAACGCCGGCAAGATCGGTGCCGCAGTGCGCAATGCCAAGGCCGTGCTCGGGCGGTACGCTTCCGCCATGGCCGGCGACGAAGTCCATATGGCGCACTCGACGCTCGACACCATGCGTTCGCTCGCAGAGCAAGCGCACCTCGAGGGTTCGATCAATGGGCCCGCCGAAGACTTCGATTCGATGTTGCAGGACGTGTCGCGCGACATTGCCTACCAGACTCACGAAGCGTCCAGGCGCCAGCTCGGAGACCACGGGATCCGGCACCTTGCCGGCAACATTCGCACGCAGAATCAGGTACTCGACGCGCTCGAGGCGTCCGGGACCGCCTCATTCTCTGCGAATGACCGCCTGCAAGGAATGATGACGCAGCTCTACCACGACATCGGCTACACGGCCGGTCCCGCTCGCGAGGACATCGCGCAGACCGGCAGGCATCACGAGTTCGGCGTGCATTTGTTCCGTGATCACTATTCCGACCGCTACGCCAGCGTCTTCGGTGAGCCGGCCCTTGCCGACATAGAGCACCGGATAGCCACGCACGATGACGCCGGAATCGACTGGCAGAAGGATGCGATGACGTCCGCGGTCCGCGTTGCGGACAACCTGAGCCTGTACGCACAGGACAAGCTACCGCAGCTATTCAGGCTGGTCCCCAACAGTATCCCGAAGCTGGAAGCAATCCAGACAGCGCAGATTGCCGGCGACAAGGCCCGGGTCGCGGAGATCAAGGGCGAGTTGGAGCAAGCGATCCGCGAGGCGCCACTAACACCCCCGATGCGCGAGGCCCTGTTGAATGCCTCGCAGGAAGTGTCCGGGCTGACGCCGAAGTTCACGCTCGGCATGCTCGGCGGTTCGGTCCACGACATTGGGTTCGAGGACGGCGGGCTCAGAGTGACCATCGAAGAATCGGAGTACGACACCCGCCTGTCTACGATGTTCGATATGGGGCAGCGGCAGTTCGGCAAATTCGCGGAAGCCTACGGGACAGACAAGGTACAGGGCCACACGTTTGACTTCGGCGGTCCGCCGCCGGTACTCCGGGGCCGGATCACGAAGGATCCAAGCGAGCCCTGGAAGCCGCCTGCGAGGGCCAAGAAGGGGCCGGACGAAGCGGCGAAGAGTTGGCGGATACCGGAACCCATCGGCGGGAACCAAGCCGCGGCCATGGTCGGGCGCATGAACATGGCAAAGGCCATGGTCAACCGAGACGCCCTCGCGCTGGGCGAGATCCCGGACGGCGCCGTGCTCATCGCAATCGAGGTAGACGAGGATCTCCGACTCGTGAAGGGCGCGAGCCACAAGTACATCAAACGCACGCCCTACACGAACGCGCGCGGCAAACAGAGCTACCGCTACTGGTACTCCGTACCGGGCACGAAGCACGGGATCGTTCACTCAGAGCACCTGAAGGTCGGATCCTCGTTCAAGGCGCACGGCGGGCACTACCACATATCCAAGGTCGATGCCGACAAGGGCATGATCACGGTCAAGCACGATGAGTCCGGCAACATCATCAATATGACCGAAGCGAACCTGCGCACGCTCATGCACTACGAGCAGCGCGATAGCCTCACGGCCCGCCACCGCCGGCTGCGCGGTGAGGTGGACGCTTCGCAGAAGCACGGGTCCACGAAACAGAAGGCCGGGCGCCTAAAGGATCTTGCGGACCATGAGCGGGTCTACGGGGCGCCTGAGAAGACGGCCGGCGAAGTGACACTCGCGGGGGCCGAGCAGAGCATCAAAGGCTTGGAGCGCCGCGGGGGCATCCCTGCGGCCGATGCCAAGGCCCTGGTGCAAGCGCTGAAGGATGGCGAGTGGGCCGACGCTGCGAAGCTGGCGGGCGCCGTCGAGCGGGAATACGACCGCAAGACGGTTCTGGGGATCGTTGACAAGCTGCACGACGCCTACCTACACGAATCGGTCGCAGCGGCCCGCAAGGGCACCGCCGCGGATCGCATGAAGGCCGCGCCGCAGACGGAGCCGCCGGCCCGGACAACGGGCGTGAAGGGCGGCGAGGCCGGCAAGGGGCCGAAGATTCGCATGGGCGGATTCGGGGGCGGGTGGATCAAGGATACTCTCGCGGATAAGTACCTCGAGGACGACAGTCCAGAGGGCGACACGGCCCGGGAGATTGCCGCAGCGGCCGGCAAGGGCGTGCTGACACTCCCGTCCGACCCCAAGGATATGCAGCGGTGGGCGGACTTCCTGACGCAAGAGTCCAACGGAGAAGACGAGAATTCCACAGAGCACAAGCGGCGCGGAGAAACGGAAGAGGCGGGCTACTCGTCGAAGACGTCGCTCGGGCTCACCCGCCTCTGGCAGCGCGTCAATGCGGAGATAGACAAGGCACGCGAGCCCGCGCCAACTGGCAAGGGCGCAGAGGGCGAGACTCCGAAGCCAGAAGCCCCGAAGGCCCAGTCTGTGGCCCGCTCGGTTTCGGAGGCCGCCGAAGCGGCCGGGGTCGGCCATCTCGTGAAGTTTGACGGGTTCGTCGCGGCTCCACTGGCGCGCGCTGCTCTCAAGGATTTCGGCAGCGGCGTGGCGAATTCTGCGGGCAAGTGGGGGATCGTCTCGGGCAAGCCCCGGACGGCCCGCGGAGAGGTGTGGGACGGAGACACGCCAAGCTACACGTCCGGCGGAGCGCTGATCGGAAGTATCAGACCGCCCCGAAGCGCGGCAGAGGCCCGCAAGGTTGTCCGTGCGGCCCTGCAAGGCGCTGTCGAGCGGATAACGGCGGAATCCAGCTACTACAACCCGGATATGAGCAACGAGGCGGAGCGCGACAAGAGGAATGAAGCGCTCCGGGAGAAACGCAAACAACTGACCTCGGGCGTGAACAATGCCGTGCGGTCTATGTCCGAAGCGTTAGAGGCGGAGATCCGCACTCCCGACGCGGCGCCGAAGCCGACCGCTGCCGACAAGATGACCGCCGCGGACGGCCCGGCCAAGCCTACCGGCATGGCGAGTACGTTGCTGGCAATTCTATCGAATCGGCGCAGCGAGGACGGGCCAGGGGCATCGTCCGGCGTATCTTCCGCAGGAGAGAAGAAAGCCGCGAAAGCCCTTGTCGCCGCCGGGCTCGCGGAGCGCACAGGCGCGGACCGGAAGGCCGGAACGCAAGACTACCGACTGACGCCGAAGGGCGTCGAGATGGCTACGGCGTGGGGGTACGAGCCCGACAAGAAAGCGGCCGACGACTCGTACACCGTGGACGATACGCTTCAGTACGCCCCGGAAATGAAGCCGCCGGAGAGCTACAAGACGGAAGGCGACATTCGCGATGCGATGAAGCGCCACAAGGCCATATCGGACAGCCTTGTCATGCTCCCCCTGGACTGGTCGGACGCGGACAAGGCGAAGGCCGACAAGGCCCGGAGGGCTCATGCGGAGCATACCGTGGCGCTCGCCGGTCGCATTGCCGCCCTGAAGACGCCCAAGCCCACGGCGGCGGAGAAGATGGGCGCCGCGGCCGACACGGCGCTCGGGGCCGACGCGGGCGCCTCGCGAGCTGCGAAGCTGAAGGAATGGAAGGCCGTCGATGCGGAATTCCTGTCGGCTCGCCCAGACACCGACGCACAGCAGAAGGTGCGGAATGCTGGGGACGCCGCTGGCACGGCGACGCTCCGCCAAGCGGCGAAGGATTGGGAGCGAAGCGCAGCCGCCATGGATCGATGGGCGGCCCTTGCGGGCCAGTTGTCGGACGGTGACGCCCAACTCACCAGCGGGGAGTCCACCGGGTTCCCGCGGCCGGTGAGCAAAAAGGCAATCGCAAATGTCAAGAAAATGGCCGACGCCGACCGGGCGCTGGCCGGTAACTGGGGGAAGAAAGCCGCCGGGCAGGAGAAGGCCACCGCCGCCACCGCCGTAGTGGCGGAGAAGATGAAGGCCGAGAGTAAGGCCGCCGCGAAGCTCCGAGGAGCCGCCAGCGGCGCCAAGGAACAGGCGAAGCGCGTCAGTAGGACCGGGGACATTTTCGGCGCCACAAAGCCGCGTCGGGACGGCGGGCCCGTGACCGCGATAGACCGGGCGACCGGGCAGGTAGTCACGGGTCGCGAGGGCGTCAACATGCTCAATCAGCGCCTCGCGCAATGGCGAGCGCATGAGCGGTTCTTGAGGGACACGGACCGCGGAGCCCTGGCTGATGAGGCCCTGGGGAAAATCACGGACATTCAAGGCCAGATCCGCAGGCTGCACGAAGCGGGCGCCCACCGAACGCCCGGCGGCGGATCGAAGCAATCGGAAGCGTTCACGACCGCGCACCATACCCTCGCGTCGGAGATGGCTCACGCGCTGAAGATCAAGGCCGCCGCTGAAGCGAACGAAGGGTATCACGGCTTCTATGGCGCGGACGCGGACGAAAAAGAGAAGGCGTACACGGACGCGCTGAATGAGCACGTCGAGAGTCTGGAATCCGAGATCAGGACGGCGGGCCCGGAGGCGGAGTCTCACGACACAATCGTGACGCCTTCGGAGCACGACATGATCGTCGAGGAAGGCAAATCCGCCAATGCAGCGAAAGACCCGCTCGACGACCTTTCGTGGCGGGATTCTTCGCTTCACACGGGCGGGAACACGCCGCACGAAGACCGCGCCAATCTGGCGATTGAACTGCACGATAGCGCAGTCTTGGATAGCGACTTCATGGCGCCCGGGAAGTATCGCAAGGATGGGATTGAGGACGCCCTTGCGGAGTCGGAGAACGCCCACGATACGCATATGGAGCGGGGCGGGCGGTACGCGGACAAGCTGCGCGAGCACGCGACCGGACTGGCGAAGTACGCAGAGAAGTTCCGCATTGGCCCGAACGCTCAGGCAGCGCGGGAAGCCGCGTCCGCGATCAGCGAGGCCGGCGTCGATGCGCGTGACGGGTACCTGAGCCAGTCCGTGGCGATGCACGGGCACGAAGACGACGCCGTCGCGGCCGGAGCGAAGCCGGAGCACTCCCCGGCGCAAGTCACCACGGTTGCAGTAGAGAAGGCCGTCAAGGCGAACAAGCTCACCGATGCTCAAGCGAAAGCCGTCTACTGGGCCGCTGGCATCGAACCGCCAGAGAACCCCGATCCGAACGTGGCGGCGAAGGATGATAGGACCGCTGCGCAGAAGATGAAGGCGGCGGCGGGTGGCGGCGAACCCGAGTACGTAACGGCGTCGGTCGGAGAGGGCGGCAAGGCCACCGTCAGGAAGCACAGGACGAAGGCGGCAGCCGAGAGATACATCGAAAAGCTGAGCGAGGCAGACTCACGCAACACCTCCATGGGCCCCATCCTCGAAGGCGAGACGCTGGCAGAAGCCAAGGCACGGGTGAAGGGGCACCTAGAGCCGGAAGACCCGGAGGCCAAGAGGGCCGCGTCCGACGAGTACGCCGCCGGCAAGCAAGCGGCGAAGGCGGGCAGGTTCGGAGCGGACCACCCGTCCACGCAGGGGGACCGCACCGTGGTGGCGATGACCGCCGCCATGGAAGGCGCCAGCGAGACCGACAGGGCGGCCCTGCGGGCGCTGCAAGGGAGGGTGAACGCAGCAGCCTCGAACCTACGAACCTACGAATCGACAGGCGACGAGAGGTTCCTGACCGACAGCGCGCGAGCCTTGCGCGACAAGGGCGCTGCGAAGTTCATGCAGGATGAGCGCCCGAAGACGCTGACGAAAGAGGCCGTGACCGCTCTCCTGGGCACACCCCCCGCTACAAAGCCCACCCCCACACCCGCCCCTGCCCCTGACGGGGCGGGTGGCGGCCCCGCCACCCGCAAGGGCACCGCCGCGGATCGCATGAAGGCCGCCGCAGTCGCCGCACCGAAGCAAGCCCCGAAGGTGGACCCGCTGGCCGCGGAGTTCGCAGCGTTCGGCGGGAAGATGCCGACCTTCGACGATGACGACGAAGAGGCTGAGCCCGCGGCGCGCACCGTCGTCAAGGATGCCACCGCAGACGTGACCACGGACAAGGGCGCCGCCGCCCACGGTCGCGCGGTCGCTCGCGTGGAGAAGATGGCCGCCATGGTCGCCAAGCCCGGCAAGGGCAAGAAGGGGAAGACCTACGCGCCAGCGGTAGCGGAGAAGCTACGAGCGATTGCCGCGAAGCTATCGGCCGGTGGCCCTGGCATGCCGGCGGCGGACCGCGACGCGGCCATTGCAGAGGCAGAGGGCGTGGTGCAGGCGGCCAACGTCGAGGGGGCCGCTGCAAAGATGAAAGCGGCTGGCGAGAAGGCCGCTGCGAAGACCGGCGCCGAGCCCGTCCCTGAAGGGTGGGGCGAGAAGGCTACGCACCAGATCACGAAGGCAGACAACGGGGTCGGATGGGATCAGGAGTACGAAGGCCACAGAAAAGGGAACTACATCGTCGAGAAGATCGAAGACGACGGCCGGTGGAGCGTGGTTCACGCGGGAAGCGGTCTAACGCTGGGCTCGCCGGCATTCACCCTGTCCGACGCTACGAAGCGCGCGGAGTATATGGAGCAGCACGCCCCCAACGCGAGCGCCGCGAAGACCCTCGACGCAACGCAGAATCATGGCGAGGAATCGAAGGTAGCGGCGGACGGGGCAGAGCAGATCGGCAAGCACGCCCCGCCGGCCGACCCGGCCCGAAAGACGTGGAGCAAGAAAGCCTGGGCGTCCGTGAGTGATGGGACCGACCGAAAGAACGTCCGCGGCATGCAGCGCAAGGGTTTCGTGGTTTCGGAGGATCGGCGCGTCTATGGCCCGAACGGAGATATGGCGCCCGTCAGATTCCGAAACGCGACCGCGGCAAAGAAGATGGCAACGGTGCTTGCGGACAAGCACCCCGACCTGCATGACGAGATCGGGGACCGCGACCATTGGATCGCCAAGATCAAGGCCGACAAGGGCTTCGCGCAGCTGGTAGACGACTCGCAGCCGGAGATCCCGCGCTGGAAGAATGAAGCGTCGTTCGTTGACTGGTACCACGATCCGGAATACCGCGAATCGAACACCGCGAAGAGCGAATACTACAGGGATTCAGAACCCACGCTGTAGAGGCAACCATGCGAGACGACATTCTCCTGCGCGTACTTCGGGCCCATGAGGACTACGGCGACGTGTACCTCGGTGAGCCGGACGAGCTGACAAAGGCCCTCGGTGACGGCGGCGGCTTCCGCGCACACAAGTACATTCGGCGCGTCAAGCGCATGATCGCCGGCAAGATGAGGTGGGCCTACACCTACGCAGAGGACCTGAAGGCCCGCCGCAAGGGAGTGGTGTCTGAAGCGTCGCTCGGGAAGCGCCGCACGCAGACCCGGTCCGCGTTCGAGCACTTCGTTGACATCGCCAAGCGCAAGCTCGAACAGATCGCGACGGCGCTGGCGAGCACGCCGAAGGCCGATGAGGACGCCGGCAAGGCCCCCGCAAGCGCTTCGACCGATGAGGCAGGGAAGGCCGGCAAAAAGAAGCGGGAGCCTTCCGCGGCCCACCAGACGGCCCGCTTGCCGACGCTGGCGCAGTTGGAGAACCGGCGCCGCGAGATCATGGCGGCCCTGGACTGGCTTTCGCACAACGATCCCGACAACACGTCCGAATGGGAGACGAAGACGGCGGAACTGTCCGCCCTCGGAGACCGCCTCGAGGCGGTCCGCGAGCAGATCGGCGCGGCCAAGGTGGCCGAGCCCGCAGAGGTGAAGCCTGAGCAGGACACCGCGACCGCCACCGACCGGCCGCTCACCGACGCCGAACAGCGCCAGCGCGAGGAAGCCGCCCGCAAGGCCGGCGAGGCTTCCAAGGGCAGCGGGATCGTCATGCCCGAGTGGACCGGCCTCGCGTCGCGGATCTCGGCGGCGTGGCGCTACTTTGCTGCGAAGTGTGCGCCAGAGGGAATCTGGGACCGCAAGGCGGAGACGATCACGTTCCCCAGTCCCGGGAGCCGTCCGATCAGCCTCTACGAGATGAACGAGACGCAGACCCGGAGGCTCATGGATATGGGGAGCCTGGAGAACATGCGCGGGACCGCGCTCCTGCCCACGTCGAAGCAATCCGGGGCCGGAGCAAAGGCCGTCACCCGCCTGTTCAACCAGCTAGGTCTCCCGCCGAAGGCCCTGTCGGTGGGCTCATCGTTCTACCTGAAGCTCTACAACGAGCCCTTCCTACCTCTGACGATTGAGCGCCACGGGCCCCTGCTCATGCTCACCCACTACCGCGAGATGAACGGAGACTTGGTCGTAGATTCTGAGGTGATTTTCAAGATCACCGCTGAAGGCCAGCTTATCCTTGACCAGACCACGGCCGGCGGACCCTACGGGCCCCACACTTCGACCAAGCCGGACCCCGGATTCGCCCGGATGATGCTCGACAATGTGTTGTCCTACGGGTTCGGGGAGATCCCCGCAGCGCAGTGGGGCGGAGACCATGGGCCGATCCTGGCAGCGCTGGCTACCCCGCCCGCGCCCCACGTCGAGGACCGCGAGCCGACCCCGGCGGGGGCGGAGCCCGCGGAGCCGAAGGCGCTGGAAGTGGCGCCCAACGTGTTCGAGCGGGTTCTGGACTTGGAGACCGAGACCAAGATCAACGATATGATGGCTACTGCGCGCAAGGCGGAGAAGGCCGCGAAGCGCCGCGAGGCCCGCGCGCTCAAGACGGGCACACCGGCCGTCCCCACGCTCAAAAAGCCGACCCCGGCGGAGAAGAATGCAGCCACGGACGCAGAGGACGTGAAGGGCCGCAAGAGTCTCGGCAAGATCGTCAAGGTCGCGCTGGGGGCAGCTCTGCGAAAGCTGAGCCCGGTCGGCCGCAACGCTCCCGAAGGCAAGGCGGTCACTCGCGCGGTACCGCCAGAGCCCCAGGCGCCGCCTGACGCGAAGGCGAGTCCAAAGGTGTCCCCGGAGAAGTCGAAGGCGCCGCGGCCCCGCAAGACTGGCGACGTGCCGGTCCCTGAGCCCGCTCACGGTTCCACGCGGACCGAGGGTGGCCGCATGTACGCCTGGGACCACGCAAGCCTCGCGTGGGTACGTGTCGAGCCGATCGACCGCGGACAGGCGCATGCGCTACTCCTGCAACGCCTCGCAGGCACGATCAAGGCCGTCAAGAATGCCCCGCAGTTCGGCGGGCGCAAAGGCTGGGGCATGGTCAACCGCGAGAAAGGGAACCTGACGGCGACTGCGATGGCCCGGCACCTGATAGAGGCCGGGCGAGCGCCTACCGCGGGCGAACGGGAAATACTACGAGGATACAGCGGGTGGGGCGGCGCGAGCGGCACCGGATCCCTGACGGAATACTACACCCCCCCGACAGTCGTCGCCGCAATGTGGGAAGCGCTGAAGGATCTAGGACTGCGACCCGGGCATCGCGTGTTGGAGCCCGGCTGTGGATCTGGCTCATTCATCGAACAAGCCCCCGAAGGTGTCCGTTGCATCGGCGTCGAGTTGGGCCAAATGGCCCTGACGGAGCGCCCGGCTGGCGAGCTAGATCCCGCCGTCGAGATCGCGAAGGTGCTTCACGAGCCCAACGGGCATGAGATTTGGCAGTCGGACATAAGCGACTTCGCTCTGACCGATGGCCGCGAATTCGACTTCATTGTCGGCAACCCGCCCTACGGGAAGCGGGTCAACGCGAAGGCGTCCGGCGACAAGAGCGACACGGTATCTCTCGAGCGATACTCCATGGAAATGGGCCTGGACAAGCTCGCGGACAACGGGTACGTCGCCATGCTCATGCCGGCGTCCAGCATGGGCGTTTCGGTGTCCGGCTTCGGGGCCGGAGAGGGCCCCGGGGCCATTCGCGAGTGGCGCAAGCGCTTGCTCACAAAGGGCCAGCTAGTGGCCGCCTACCGCCTACCGACAGAGGTGTTCAAGCAAGGTGGCTGCGCCATGGGCGCTGACATAATGATCTTCCGGGCGCACCCGCGGGAGCTTCGCGAGAGACTCCAGGGCGCCACCACCACTCAGCTCACTGAGATGGGCCTGTACGATGACGAGTTTGTCGCCGGTCACTACTTCTCCGGCCGCGGCGCGGCGAATATGCTCGGGGAGTTCAGCCGCCCGCCCACGTTCGATGAGCGCCTAGCACAACTCGAGGGGGCGCTGAAGGTCGCGGAGACCGATGACGAGAGGGAGCGGATCGCTGCGAGCATCGCGAACGTCAAGGTCTACACCGAAGGCGGCAAGGGCGGCAACCTGACGGGGCTCAAGCAGTCCAGTTCGACGCTCTGCAAGGGCGACCCTGACGCACCGTTCGGCATGACGCCGGAGACGCTCGCGACGCTCCTGGACCCCGCCACGCGCGACCCGCAGACCTTCGCGGACGGGGACGTGATCAAGAAGCTCGCGAGCGGGCGGGAACAGCTCGACAGGATCACAGCGGCGAACAAGAAGCCCTACGCGATCAGCAAGCCCGGCGACACCCGCCATGACCCCGCCACCGGGACCAAGTACGTGCTCATGCCGGACGGTATGTGGCTGTCACGGGACAAACTGCCAGAGGTCCACAACCTCGACTCAGAGGGCACGTCGGCCGCCGTCGAGGACGCCGAGAAGATTGCAGCGGTGTCCGCCGCGCTGAATCTCGCGATGCTCGAAGGGGACCGTATCGCGGCGCTCGAGCAACAGCAGAAGCTAGGCCCGATGGTTCGTCAGTACCTCGAAGACCACGGGAACCCCCATCGGATCAAGGGCGTCAAGGCCCTGCGCAAGGCCAAGGGGGACGCGGAGCGCAGGACGTTCCTGCACATGATGATGCTGTTCGGCAAGGACGGTTCGTTCTCCGAGATCCTGACCCGGGAGCCCAACGCCGCGGAGCGCAGCAAGCGCGAGATCGCGGACGCCTCGAGCCTGTCGAGCGTGACGGAGTATCTGGCCGACACGTCGCGCGACATTCGCGTGTCGGACATTCTGGAGAAGTGGACGGGGGGCACCGGCGACGATGAGCACCGCGGGGCAGAAGTCCGCCAGTGGCTTGTCGCTTCGACTGACTACTTCCCGGAGCCCTATCCGCCCGGCGCGTGGTCCCATCGCGCGGACTTCCTGAGCGGGAACCTGATCGGCAAGGCGGAGGATCTCAAGAGGGCCCGCGCCGGCATGCCGAATCAGGAGCTAGCGGCGCAGTACGATGCGGCCATCGCGGTCCTAGAGGCGAACACGCACGAGATGAATTTTGACCAGATTCGGATCGATATGCGCGCCGACTGGATGCCTGACGAAGTGCTCACCGGCTACTTCCAGCACGTTGTAAGGGGCATGGGCTACGGCGAGAACGTGGCGGCAAAGATCACGATCGTCAATGACGGGACCATCACCGACATTCACGGCCTCGACAGGCAGAACCGAAGCGAGATCACCCACCAGAACTACGAGATCCTCTGGACGCTCCTGCGCCACTTGAACCGCGTGCCGCTCGGGAGTGAGGGCCAGAAGGAACTAATGTCGATGCACCGCGACCATTTCAAGGACTGGCTCGCAGGCCAGGACGATCTGCGGCAGCTCGTCGAGCAAACCTACTCGTCGATCTACGGGGCGTGGACGCCGGTCGCCTACAGCAACGAAGACCCGGTACCCAAGGGCCGCAACAATCAGACCCTCGACGAAGCCATCGTGACCCTGGAGGGGAAGATCGCGGCGCAGAGCGACCCGCAGAAGAAAGCGAAGCTCGAGCGGCGCCTGAAGGGCACCCGCAAGCGGGCCGCGACAGAGGGCGGGAAAGCGGTCAACCTCAAGCTGTACCCCTTCCAGGCCAGCTCCGCGAACCGCGCGATTGCTGAAGGCCGCGGGCTCATCGCTCTCGACGTCGGCCTCGGTAAGACGCCCATCGGGGTTACGATCGCGGCGCACCTTGCGGCGATGGGCAACGAGCGGACCATGCTCCCGGTCCCGAAACAGACCCTCTCGAACTGGTACGAAGAGTTCAAGGTCTGGGCGCCCGGCGTAGACGTGCTCATGATCGGCCTGAAGTGGGACGCTAAGAAGATCGACAAGAAGACCGGCAAGCCCGGCGCGTGGGTAGAGGAAAGCGCCGACGAGAAGGCCAAGAAGCTCATGGAGGTGCAGGCGGGATTGCATCAAGTCATCCTCTGCACGCACGATCTGACGAACGCGATCAGGCTTTCGGAGAACGCGGACAAGCGTCTGACGCAGGATGAGATCCTGACGCGCCGCAAGGGCGCCATCGAAGAGCTGAAGGAAAAGCACGCGAAGAGCGGCTCGAAAGAGGACGACGGCGTCAAGGTCACCGAAGGGGACTGGCTGCGCTTCAACGCGACGCTGGCAGGCCCCGCCCCTGTGAGCGAAGAAGAGGCAGAGTCGTTGCTGGCGAGTCTGGAGATCATCGCAGCGCGACTGTCGCAGGGCGATACAAAAAAGGACGCGCGCCGCCTGAAGGCCATCGAAGAGATCATCCGAAACGAAACGGCGCGGGCCGACAAGCTCTCCTACGGGGAAGAGTCGGAGGCTACGCGCGGAATCGACTGGGATAGTCTCGGAATCCGCAACATGATCGTGGACGAAGCGCACGCCTACAAGAACCTCTACACGGCCGTTGACCCCGACCAGCCCGGAAGCGTTGCGAACATGGGCGGCCGGGCGGAGTCGATTCGAGCCCGCCAAATGGAGAAAAAGTGCCGCTTCATGCGCGAGCAACGCGGCGACGAGAAGGGCGTCTTCTACATGACGGCGACCCCTTGCAAAAACTCGCCAATGGAGCTGTACAACCTCTTCGCCCAGACCGACCCGGCCTTGCTCCGGACGCTCGGTATCGAGACCCCCTTCGCCTTCGTGAACCGCTACTGCCAGATTGAGGACCGCCAGGGGTTGTCGCTCGCCGGTGAAGTCGAGATGAAACCAACGCTCGTGGGGTTCCAGAACCTTGACGAGTTGCGGATCCTCATGGGCCGCGCCATGGACCGCAAGACGGCCTCAGAGGTCGGCCTGGAAGTCCCGACCGTCTCCCGCGTCACGCACGAGATCGCCATGGACGACGATCAGCAAGCGGCTACGACGGCCATTCGCGAGTACGTCGATACACTCAAGCATATGTCCCGCCAGGAGGCGAAGGCCCAGGACATAAACGTCATCGCGGAGCTAGGTCGATGCCTCTCGAAAATGGAGGGCGTCGCGATGGATATGGACCTACTTGCAGAGCGCAAGGGCAAGGTCGAAAACGTCGGGGAGGACGCCGACGAGAACCCGCTGACGAACCTTCCGATTCCCAAGGATCACTGGAAGCGGTCTCCGAAGTACCGTGCGCTCGCCAAAGCCGCCTCCGAGGTCTACAAGGCCGGCGTCGATGTGGACGGTACCAACATCAAAACCGGGCAGATCATTTTCGCAGAGCGCACTACGAGCCACCAGCGCATCAAACAACACCTGATAGAGCAGGGCATCCCGGAAGACCAGATCGCGATCATCAATGCGAAGGTCACGCCTAGCAGCGCGGACCGTCAGGCCATCGCAGACGCCTTCAGGGCCGGCGACATTCGGATCGTGATCGGCAACACCGCCACGGCCGGTGAGGGTATCAATCTCCAGGACTGGTGTTCGGACATTCATCACCTTGACCAGCGCTGGGAGCCCGGTTCCATGCACCAGCGCGAGGGGCGCGGCGTGCGGCAGGGTAACCAGATCGGGCACGTGCGGATTCACGACTACTTCGCAGAGCGCTCGGCAGAGGGTATCAGAGCCCAGAACGTCCGCGGCAAGGCTACGTGGCAGGAAGCGCTATTCTCCGGCTCTGAGATGGTCGATTTCGGTGACCCTGGTATGGAAATGGAAGAGATGCTCGCGTACTTCGCAGAAGACCCGGAAGCCGCCCGTGCCGCGCTCGGCGTCGCAAAGAGGGCCTTTGCGAAGCGCGAGATTGAGCAGCAACAGGACGTGGCGGACGACCTGTGGTCGCGCGTCCAGAAGTCCCGCGCCCTGATACGCAGGACCGCGCCCAGCTCGAACGCTCACAAGTCCGCCGTGCAGCGCGTCGAGGTCGATGAGCGGCGCCTCGCGCGGCTCGAGCACTGGAAGCACAAGGATCTTCTTGCGGTGAAGGAACCGATGCTTTGGGACCACGACTCCGGCGTGTTCGTGCGCGAGGGGACGATGTTCGAGGTGACCGGGTCGGGCTACTACAAGGACCCCAAGAAGGTCGTAGTAGACTACGTCGAGGCGGAGCAGAACCGCGCCACGGTTCACTTCCTGGGCAGCCCGAATCACACGATGACACTCACCCTGGAAAACCTGCGGGACGGTTCGATCATCGTCCCGAATGAGTACCGTCCTAAAGACACGCAGAAGTACGAGATCCACGCCCTGACGCTCGGGGCGGCCTCGGCACCCTACGACGGGAAGGCCGAGATCGAAAGCCTGCTAGGCAAGCCCGGCGAGGACAAGTGGTGGCATGGCGCGTTGTCGGATCTGCGCTTCGTCCCCGACGCCCAGATCGCCGCGGCGTCGGACGCGATTCAGGACTGGGAAGAGAGGGAGCGGCGCAAGGCGTCCGTCTACGGAGAGCGAACATGGGTAGTGACCAACGGCGGAAAAACGCGCGTGGTCAATTCCCGCACGGAGCTTCAGCCAAACGAGCGGCATGTGCTTCCGACCGCCGCGGACCGGGAGCTTGTATTCAAGGCCCTCCAGGAGAAGGTCTATGAGCGGTCGCAGGAAGCGCAGAGCGGCGGGCGCGACCCTGACTCGGCGGTCCGGGCCAGCGGTAAGGACGACCCCGACACCCGGAAGCTACTCGACACACTGAAAAGCTACTGGGGCGAGACCCGGTCGGCCGCCAACGTCTACCAGAAGTGGCAGACCGAGGTGCCGCACCCCGCCGAGAAGGCGTTTGGTCACCCGGTATCACTGAGACTCGCACTGGCAGCGGCGGGCACGCGCCGCGCCGCTGCACGGCGATAGGAGGCCACGATGGCCGTTACGGCGTATGAACTACTTGATCCGCGGCTGCAACAGGCCGCGCTCCTGCTGCAAAGCGATCCATTCTTCTACCGCTACTTCGGTGTATGGTGGTGGCCGATCAAGGCGCTGTTCCGTGACGCAGGGTTCAAGCAAGGCGATGGGTTGGCCTTCGGGCCCTACATCGACGAAGACCCGGACTTCGACGCCGTGGGGGCGGAGCTAGGAAGCGCAGAGGTTATCACGGCCGCGCTGGCTCACCAGCATGGACGGTTCGCGGCCGGCGGCGATCTGCGGACGGACCTGCTCGGAGACCGCGTGGTCTCAATCCTAGACCATGACATCGAGCCATAGGGGCACCAGGGAGGGCACCATGAAAGACCGCATGAGCGCGAAAGAACGCATGCACGGGGCGGCCCGCGTCGGACTGGGGATTGACCCGCTGTCGAAGGCAGCGGGCAAGCCATCCAAGATCCAACCGACCGACGATGAGCGCAAGGTGTACCTGCGGAGTAAGATCGACGGCACCCTTCGGAGGGCAGCGAAGCGCGCCGCGGGTACGGATAGCTACGTTCCGAACTGGCTCGAAGGCGTGGACTGCACATCGGACGACGCGGTCGTACAGGCCGCGTCGGATTACATCGCCGCCGACGCCGTCGAGAGCACGATCTACAACGATTCTCTGCTGCGCGCGATCCGCGCCGCCGGAGGCGTCGGGCAGCTACCGACACTCGTTCGCGAGCGCTGGGCGATCTGCAAGGCGAAGGCCGTCGTCGCGGGCAACGCAGGCGCCGCCACGGGGGCGTCCCCGAACGGTGGCTATCCCGACGTCGTGGAAATGTAGCCAGGGCCGGAGGCAGACGTGGGGATTGTAGACGACCTGACAGGGCGCGTAGGCAGAACAGCGGCCCGGACCGTGAAGCGCGTCGTGAGCGGCGTAGAGACCGCTGCGAGCACCGTGGGCGGGGGCGCCGGCATCATCACGTCGCGCGTCATGGGCTCCTACTTCGACGCGCTCGAGAAGGGCGGACCGGCGAAGCCGGACGTGAACAAGGCGGCAGGGGTGCCCCTTCCGCCCGGGGTGGGCGGACGTCCCGAGCCCTACACATTCGACCCCCAACTCCTGATCCACGCGGACCCTGCGTCAATGTCCACCCCCGGGCCTCTGAATCGCCTGTCCTACGACCTTCTGCGCCTTGTTGCCCGCTGGCATATCTCCGCCGCTGCGATTCAGATCCGTTCAAATGAGGCGGCGCGGTTCTGCCGGTTCGAGCCGCACCCGGAGATGGCCGGTTGCCGCGTGCAGCTCCGCGAGAGTAAGAAGTCCCCGTCCCCTGCCGCCAAAAAGAAGATCGAAGAGATGCAGCGGTTTTTCCAGAACTGCGGGGTCTGGGACGCGAACGAAATGTGGCAGCACGCAGGCTTCACGACTTGGGTAAAGCAATTCGTGCGCGACTCCATGACCTTCGACCAGTCCTGTACCGAGATCATCCCGGACCGGCTTGGCCGTCCGGCGGCATTCAGGGCCCTTCCTTCGCACACGATCCGGCGTGCCATTCCGACGAAGTGGCACCTCGACGAACACGGAGACCAGCGCCCCGATCGCGAGGCGACAAACTTCGTGCAGGTTTACCAGCAACGGAGGATCGCGGAGTGGCCCGGCGAGTACCTCATGTGGGGCATTCGTCGCCAGCGCACCGACCTGGAGTCCTACGGGTACGGATGGCCTGAGTTCGAGGAGACCATGAGCCTGATCACCGGGATCTCATGGTCGATGGAATACAACTTCGCGAAGTTCAAGCAAGGCTTGCAGGCCGCCGGCATGCTCACGGTCTCAGGCCAGATGAGCGAGGGCATGTTCAAGTCGTGGGTCGAAGACTTCAAAGCGTCGATGACCGGCGTGGCGAATGCCCATCGGATGAGCTACCTGCTACTCGACGATCCGAACGCGAAGACCAATTTCGAGGACTTCAAGAAATCGAACAAGGACGAAGAGTTCCACCAGTGGTTCGGCACCCTGGTCAAGCTGTACTGCGCGGTCATCCTCATGGACCCGGCGCAACTCAATCTGATCTTCGGCGCAGAGGGCGTCACCGGGGCGCTGACGCAGCAAGGCCCCGAGGCGCGCATCCTTCTGTCGCAGGACCGCGGGCTCTACCCGTTGCTCGTTTTCATCTCCGAGAACCTCAATCGCTACATCACTTGGCAGATCGACGAAGACTTTGAGTTCAAGTTCAACCTGAATCCCGAGGACGAAGCCGCCCGACTCGAAAGCCGGATCAAGCGGATCAACACCTACATGACGGTCAATGAGGCCCGCGAGGAAGAGGATATGCCGCCTCGCGAGGACGGCGACGTGATCCTGAATCAGGTGTGGCTACAAGCGAAGCACGCCGCCGAACAGCCCCCGGATATGCCCGGAATGCCCGGGGAGGGTGAAGAGGGCGAACCGTTGCCCGAAGGCGAAGACGACTTCCCGGGCCTCGTGGGGCCCGATGAGGCGTTCCCGGAGGAAGAGGGCGACGACTTCCCGGGGCTCGAGCCGCCGGACGAAGCCGAGAAGGGCGCCCCGATACCGTCCTGGCAACCCGGAGCGCCCCGGCCGATCTCGGTTGTCGGGCGCCCATTGACCGTCTATGAGGTGCGCCATGGCAAGCCCGAAGACGACTAGCCACGATGAGCCGGCCGAATGGGAAGCGCGGTCACTAGCGGAGTCGAATGCGCGACTGTCCGTTGCGTACCGCGCCATGCTCGCGCGACTTCAGGCGCGACTACATCGCGAGCTTGGCTTGCCCGCCCCGGCGGAACCTCTTGATCGACCTGACGCCGGTAGCGCTACTGTGTAGCGCGGGGGCCTTCCTGGCGGCCCTCGTTATGTTGTGGAGAAGCAAGTGACGCCGCTCACCCCCGAGATGCTCCAAGCTCTGTACGGCCTTATCGCGGACTACCACCTTGCGTTCGCGGTAGAGACGGTCGGGATTCCTGCGACCGGTGCCGCCGCGACCGAGATTCAGCGCCTTGTGGACGCCGGGATCCTGGACTCCGCGACGGCGCTCGACGCCCTAGCCAGCGCCGATGCCATGGGCGACGCCGTGGCGCTATCGCTCCTGCGCCTGCACGTCCAGGAAGCCGCCGCCAAGGTGGCCCGCGGGTGGCTGCCAGAAGACGTGGACGCCCTGTCCTACGACGCCTTGCGCGCTCGCATCGCCAGAGACCCGATCCCGATGACCGAGGCGGAGCGGGGCGCTTCGGTATGGGCGCGACACCGGACTGCGCAGCACGTCCAGGGCGGCGGGCAGAAGATTGCGGCCGGGCTCATGGACTCGGGCTCGCGCGCCGCTCGCGACCAGACCTTGCAAGAGTTCATTAGCGACCGCACGATTCGGGCCATTGAGGAGCGTAAGACGTCCCGTCAACTTGCAGAGGACATCGCGCGCAACCTCGGAGACCACGCCCGCGACTGGGACCGGGTCGCCCGTACCGAGCTTCAGCAAGCACACAACGCCGGCACTGTTCACCGGCTGTACGAGACACACGGAGCGGACTCGCTGGTAGCCAGGGTGCCGAACCCGGGCGCTTGCCCCGACTGCCTGCGATTGTTCCTGGACCCGGAGGGGAAGCCCCGGATCTGGGTGCTGTCCGAACTTCTAGCAAAGGGCGACAACGTCGGGCGCAAGCGGCGCGACTGGATAGCGACGTGGAGCACGGTCCACCCCAACTGTCACTGCCGCACGCGATGGGTGCCCGCCGGATTCGCCTTCAACGATGAATGGAGCCTGCTACCCGCCGAGATGGTTTCGCAGTCCGAAGAGACCGCGGACGAAGCCTCCCTGGAACAGCCGCCCGGTGATCAGTCCTGATCGGGCGCGATCAACCATCACCATAGGTGCCCGAAACTGCTAAGGAAAGGTTGTGGCGTAACCTTGCGTTCGGTGGGATCCATCCCGTAGCCTGCGACCATACGTCCCCGGAGGATCTATGGCCGAAACGCCCTTCGCCCTCACGCTCCCATTCGAGCTGCTCGCAGTCGAGGCGGACGAACTCGTCAAAGCCGGCGAAAAGCCCAAGCGGCGCATGCTCCGCGGCTTCGCTTCGACCGAGATGAGGGACCAAGAGGGGCAAGTCGTCAAGCAATCCGGGCTCGACTTCTCGTGGTTCAAAGATAACGGCCTGTTCCGTTGGAAGCACACCCCGAAGCCCGATGAGGGCAGGGACGAGCCCCTCGACTACGTCGCCAAGCCTACCCTGGTACAGACCGGCAAGAAGACTCCCCGCGGCAACAAAGCCACCTACGTCGAGGGCGAGTGGCTTGAACAGCCGGTCGCCTATGAAGTAGAGGCGCTCGCGAAGGCGCTCCAGGAAGCCGATCGGTCGATGGGGATGAGCGTCGAGGGCTACATTTTCGCCTACAAAGACCCCGAAACCAAGCGAGACATTGCCCGCGCCATCGTCCGAAACATCGCATTCGACCCCGCGCCCATGAACCTCGAGGCGACGGCGGAGGTGTTCCAAAAGGCGATGGGCAGCGTCCAGGCGGACCTCGACAAGTGCGCCACCGCTGCGAAAGCCAAGCTAAAGAAGGGCATAGACGACTACCCGGACGCTGACGACGACGAAGACCTCGAAGACGGGACCGATGCGGACGAAGAAGAAGGATCAATCATTGAGGGCGAATCCGACATGGAGGACAAAGACGAACTCCAAGCCGGCGCCTCGAAAACGGAGGGAACGATGAGTTTCGCAGACTTGGTCACGCAGGGTAAGGCCCTGACCGACGCTCAGAAGGCCGAGCTTATCGGTGAGCTGGGCGGGTCCACGACCTCCAACGAGGCGGTCGGTGATATGCGCAAGGCGCTGGGCGTCATGGAGGGCTCGGTTGACGTGCTCGCCAAGTCGGTTGGCTCTGCGCCCGAGCGCCTCCCCGGCGATCTCGAAGGCATGCGCCGCGGCATCGCGGAGTCCAACGCATCGCTTCGCGAGCTGGCGGCCAACGATGAGGCCAAGGCCGACGTGTTCGTGGCGCTCACCGAACTCGTCAAGGCCATGGACACGCGCATGGAGCGCATCGAAGGGTCCATCGCGACCCCGGTCGCCGCGGTCTCCCCGGAGCTTGAGGCGAACGTCGCCACGCTCCTGAAGGCCATGGGGCGCCCCGTGGCCCCTCGCGGCGTGACCGGCTCCGACGCCGCGGCCGTGCTCGAGCACCCCGCAGAGGGGACCGGCGACGTCCTGTCGAAGAGCGCCGCGGTTGCCTCCCTGACTCGTTCGATGCAGTCGGCCCGCCATGCCGGCGACGATATGGCCTGCAACCGGATCGGTGAAAGCCTCCAGCGAATCGACACGATGCAGGCCGGGCAGCAGGTCAAGGCTTCCGAAATCACCGCCATCGTCGGCAGCTACGCCAACGGGCAGTAGCGAGCGCGCGGCCTAGCCGCGAGGAGAGAAGGCACTATGAGTCTGTTTCAGCTTAGCGCACAGCAGGCCGGCGGGCAGCCCGAAGCCGCCGGACTTGACCCCAGCATCCTGGGGATCGACAACCCGGAAGAGTTGGCGAAGTCCCTGACCGCCGGCCAGCCGTATCCGGCCGCCGCTCCGGGCAATCTGGCTCCGGTCATGCCGGAGTCCCTCGACGGGACGATCACGTCCCTGTTGTTCAAGCGCAACCATATCCGATTCCAGGAGAAGCTGGCGGAGATGGGCGTGGACAACACCGTCCACCAGTACGTCCGTCAGTCCAGCTACGGTACTCCGACGCTCGCGTGGGTCGCTGAAGGCGCCATCCCGAGCGTGGAGTCGGCCCCGTCGTGGAGCCGCGAGTACGCGAAGCTCAAGATCGCCGTGGAGCTGTATCAGGTGACCGACGTCGCGCGGATCGTCAAGATTCTCCCGGGCGCCGGCGCGAACGCGCTTGCAGCGAACACCACGGCCGCGTCCCTGAACCTTCTCTCGAAGATCGAAGAGGATCTCTTCTTCGGCTCCGAGGCTCTGTGCCCGCTCGCCATCGACGGCCTCGCGACGCAGATGATCGCCGCCGCTCCGACGCAGATCACCGATATGCGCGGGGAGTCGCTGACGCAGGACAGCCTCGACGAAGGCGTTGCGAACGTCATGGACCGCGCCGGAATGCTCGACGCCGTCTGGATGAGCAACAAGTCCAAGCGCATCCTCGGTCAGCTCGAGATCCCGAAGCGCCGGTACGGGCCGAACGAAGTCGGCAACCAGCGCGGCAAGTCCGGCATGCCGATGGCCGGACAGATCAGTCAGGTGAACGACGAGTTCGTTCCCTACGAGCCCAGCTACTTCCTCCAGTCCGACCGCGGCGGCCCCGTGGGCGCCGTGGGCGCGTCGGCCCCGGCGGCTCCGTTGCTCACCAGCGACACGGTCGCAGCCGGCGGCGCGGACAACCTCTTCCAGGCCGCGGACGCGGGCAAGTACTACTACGTCGTCGAGGCGTGGGGCCCCAACGGGATCTCCGCTTCCTTTACCAGCGCGCAGCAGACGATCGCGGCCGGCGAGAAATGCACCCTGGTGATGAACGACGCGGCCATCGCGGACGTGTGGTTCTACAAGGTCTACCGCAGCTCCAACAATGGCGCCGCGAGCACCGCGCGCTTCATGGTCTCGGTCCCCTTCGGCGGCGTGACCACGATCGTCGATGAGAACGCCGACATTCCCGGTACCTGCTGGGCGTTCGGCGTGTCCTACGACCCCGAGATCCTTCAGACCGTGCGACTCGGCGTGAAGGCCGCGCGCATCGAACTGGCGCGTCTCGGTACCGCCCAGCGGTTCATGGTGGTTTCGGTGCTCGGCCTCATGCTGAAGGCTCCGAGCAAGCTGTGGGCCTGGAAGAACTGCGGGCAGTCCCTCTAGGCTGGTCAAGGCGGGCGCCGTAGGGCGCCCGCCGGTGGCCGCATGATTCGCGTCGGGGCCAGGCGCCCCCAGGGAGATACCAATGAGCGATATCCCGATGACCGACCGCGTCTTCCTTTCCGACGCGGAACTCACTCATGCCGAAGCGTCCGATCCGCTTCAGAGCAAGTACAAGCTGATGCGGCGGCGTCAGTCCACCATGGCCGGCAACATCTTCGCGGACCCGTTCGAGATGTTCTCTTGCGACGTGCGCGATCTGGCTGAAGGCCGGACGTACCGCTGCAAGAGCCGCATCGGCCGCGCAGCGCTGCGGGATGCCATCGAGAACCTCACGGAAAAGTACGAGGACCACCGCGTCTACGTGGTCGGCACCGTTCACGGCGCAGCAGACGTGACGAATACGATCGCGGCGAGCGGCGGTGACGGAACCTGGACGGCCGCAGCCGGGACCGTAGACGAGTGGACGCAGCTCAATGCGATCCGCGCGGCGGTCATTCTGCACTTCGCGATGGGGGCGGTAACGCACCTCACTGCCGACGTGATCAACCTGCTCACCTACCCGGCGGCCGGCGCTCAGGACATTTTCGGGCTCCTCAAGCTCGTGAACGACCTGATCTCCACCCTCCAAGCTCACTGCGCCGACGTCGTCTCGCACACCGTCGCGGACACGGTCAATCCGCCCGACCATGCGCTCCTGTCGAATGGCAACCTGCTATCGACCGACGACTGGTACGGGGAGTTCGTCTGGGACGCGACGAGCACGGACGACACCTACAGCTTCGACAACGTCTTCACGCAGACGTGGCGACACTCTTCCGTGGCCGACTCCGGCGCGGGCCGCTTCGTTCTCACGAACGTGTTGCCCTCCCTCATCTTGATCGAGACCGAAGAGATCGTACACGCCCCGGTGGCAGACCTTGCCGCCCTGAAGGCGCTGCCCCTCGACGAACTCGACAACAACATGATGATCCTGTGCGCGACGCTGGGCCAGTACCGCTATTCCGCCGCCTCGACGGCCACCGCCGACGACGTCGGAGTGATCACGCCCACGGCCGCCCCGGCCGGTGTCGGGCGCTTCCTGCGGACTACCCCGTTGCTCATGCCGATCATGGAGACCGGCAAGGTCTACGTGGACGGTACCCTCGGTTCGGACACCACGGGCAACGGTGCGATCAACAAGCCGCTGGCGACGATCTCCGCGGCGATCACCCTGGCAGCGGCGGGAAACTCGCTGTTCATCGCCGCCGGCACCTACACCGAAGCGGTGGCGTTCTCGAAGACGCTCAATGTGTTCGCTCGAGGCGTGACCATCGTGGGCGCTATCACGATCACGGACGTTCTCTACATGGAAGGCGCGGCAATCACCGGCAACGTGGACTCGGGCCACAATGCCATGCTTCGCGACGTGACGATCAACGGCACACTGGACGTCACCGCGGCGCGCGACCTTCTCTATGACAACCTGAGCGTTGTCGGCGCAATCACCCTGTCGAGCACGGGCGCCATGAGCGGATTCATGCTCACCGCCAGTTCGACGCTCACCAGCACGGGCGGCGCGGGCGTGCATAACCATATCGGCAGTATCGCTGGCGCTCTCATCCTGTCGGGCGGAGCCAACATCACCCGTCTCGCGGGTACCTCCGTCACAGGCGCGGCGACCTACAGCGGCACCGCCCAGTGCGACCTGGAGGGTTGCAACTTCCTTTCCACGCTCGACGTGGACGGAAACGGCGCCCAGGTGCGACTCGTAAATACCGACGTCGCCGGCCTCGTCACGGTGGACGGTGCGGCGGGAGCGAACACCCTGACCGCTCAGGGCGGGGATCTCGAAGGCGGGCTCGTCGCAGACAATGGCGCTGTCGTCTCCTACACGGCCGCCTACGCCGGAAACGTCACGTCGGACAATGCCGCCTACGTCACCCTCTTGGACGTCTTCTGGAATACCGCCCCGGTCTTCCAGGCCGACACAAACGGCGGGGTCAACATCGCGTACACCGGTCTCTCCAGGATGCTGGCTACGGGCGGCGCGCTCACGGGAACCCCGTTCCTGCTCGCGGGCGGGAGTATCACCATCGACAACGTCGAGTTCGAGCACACGGGCAACACCGACATCATCACGATGTCGGCCGGCGCGTTCTCGATTCGCGGCGGCAGTCTTTCGGGCAACCGGGCCGCAGCAATGTTCGTCCCGGGCGGCGGTGACTTCTCGGCCGAAAACTGCGAACTGGAGAACGGAAACGCCGACGACGCCATCATCGCGGAACTCGCGCTGTGCCCCAACGTGGGTCTCACCGACGTGACGCTCGACGGCGTGCTCGACTGCACCGGCGTTGCGGTCGATGCGACCGGCGTGCGTCTCCAGCACCCTGGCCTCTCCGCTCTCATCGCGGCTTCGGTAACGGAGATGAAGCGTTCGCAGCGCTTCGTCGGCTTCCTAAACGCGGGCGACGAACTGCACGCGCAGTGGACTGCCCCCGGTGGCGCCATTGACGAGAATGCCGGGTTCGGTCTCGTCGGCGGTGTGGCCGCTGGTATGCCGTGGCCCGCAAGAACGGTCGGAGTCATCGCCACCGATGTGGGACTTGCCTTCACCGTCACCGGCACCGATGCGGCGGGCAACGTCATTGCCGAAGTAGGCGCGACGATCAACGGCACGGTCTACACCGACGCGGCGTTTGCCAGCATCACTCGATTCGAGTGTGCTTCCCCGGGCGGCAATAACATCGACCTCATCACCGGCGATGGGGTGTTCCTGGGATGGGACGTCCTGGGCGTGACCCATGCCGCTATCGACGCCGGAGTCTTGGGCCCGGAGGTTGACGCCGGTCTCGGCGCCTTCGACGTCGAGACCCGGGTGTGGGTGCCTACCACGCTCCCGGCCGGCGGAAGCTACAACGTCGAAGTCGCCGTATAGGACAGGCGCCGCAGGGGCCTCACGGGGCCTCTGCGGCGCTCTGCGGAAGGGGTACGCATGGACAACGCCCGACTTCAGCACAAGCGTGACAGGCAGTCAGCCTCGCTCGGCGTGGCCCATGGCCGTTCGTTCGACCCTGACGCTGCGGCGCTCGCCGTAGTCGAGGGCGAGCCGCGGGCGTCCTATACCGTCAAGGACAAGAACCCGGAGATTGCGGATCGGCAAATGCACCTTCGCGTTGCCACCGCGACCGAGGCGGACCCCAACACGGCGGCTCCCGCGAGCGCGGGCATCTTCGGGGAGGCGTCCCTGATCTCGGACGTGCTGTGGCACGTAGACCGGCCTGCGGCGGCGACGGCGGACATTTACGTCTGGGCGCTCACCGAAGTCGAGCCCGGTCTGCACAAGTGGATCCTCGTGGATACGGTTCTGGCTGTCGTCAACCTGAGCGAACGCCGGAGCCCCACTCGCATGCGTCCTGTCTTCTTCCAGTTCGGAAACACCACGGGTATCACGGCCGGAACCCCGGCAAGCGTGAGGGCGTCGCTCGGCGTGTAGGAGCGACCCATGGACAACCCGCGGCTTCAGCACAAACGCGACAGACGGTCAGCCTCAATAGGCGTAGCCGGCGGTCATTCCTTCGATGCCGACGCGAGCGCTCTCGCCGTAGCTGAAGGTGAGCCGCGGGCGTCCTATACCGTCAAGGACAAGCACCCCGCCACGGTCCCGGATCGGATGATGTTCGCGCGCATCGTCGCGGGCGCCGAGCTTGATCCGAACACCGCGCCACCAGCAAACGCGGACGTCTTCTGGGAAGCCGCCTTGATCTCGAACGTGCTGTGGCATGTAGAGCTTGGCGCGGGCGTCACCGCAGAGGTGTACGTCTGGGTGCTCACCGAAGTCGAGCCCGGCCTGGAGAAGTGGATCCTCGTGGATACGCGCTTGGCGATCGAAAGCCTGGAAGAATTCGCGAGCCCCACCCGCATGCGGCCGGTGTTTTTTCAGTTTGTGTACACAGGGAAACTTCCACCCTTGCCGGGCCCGCCCCCCTCAATCGTGAGGGCCTCGCTAGGCGTTTAGGAGCGGCCATGGCGACATTCCCGATCAGCGCCGAATGGCTCCTGAAGGTCTACCTCGAGGGCGTCACCGTCACGAACGACGAGGGCAAGCAATTCTCGCGCGCCCTGTACGATCACGGGATCCGCTCGGCCGTCGAGCGGATTGAGGCGCAGTGCTCCATTCGCCTCGCACCCCGAGTGGTGAGTGAGCGCCATGACCGTTTCGACGCCATGGGGCGGGAATTCAGCCACCTCAAAGCCATGGAACGGCCCATGTACCTCGACGGGTCGCAGCCGCTAGAGATGGCCTTCATGCTGGGGCACCGTCCCCTTTTCCTTGTTCCGGAGGACTGGATAAATTGCAATGACGAGAAGGCGGGCATCGTCGAGCTGATCCCTGTGAGCACGAATCTAGCGACCCTGCCGGCGACGCAGGGCGGGAACTGGCTGGGGGTGTTCAACGAGGGCGTGGGCGGGCGCTTCCCGGGGTGGTTCCGGCTCAAGTATACAGCCGGCTTCCCTGTCGGGGATCTCCGCCTGCTGCACTACGCCGTCCTGGATCTAACCGAGACCTACGAGCGGCGCATGGACGTCATGCAGGCACCGGACGGGTCGCGCACGCGGATCGGACACCGGGCGGACACCCGGGGTGTACCGGCGATCCATCTTGCGGCCGACACCGCCAACAGCCTGACGCTGCACGGCGGAACCCTCTGGTACGACGTCTCCACGGCGACCGAGGCGGACCTCTACAGGCAGATCAACGCCTACAAGGCCGCGTTCAATCTGCACATTCTGAGCCTGACGGCCCACGGCGTGACGGATGCGGTGAACGAACTGATATCGCCGGATGCCACCGACGTGACCACGGCGGCGAACCTCATCAATGAAGCGCTGGCGAACACGCAGGAGCACCTCGACACGGCCGGGAGCGTCCACGGGCAGTCCGACACGCAGCGCGCGATCTCGTGGGGCTTCGTCCGGGACGACTACATTCAGCTCCCGGAGATGATTCGAGCGGCCATCGCCATGACCGCAGGCATCTTGGCGCTTGACCCGGCTGGCGATATCATCGCCGGGGCCGGTATCGCCACGAAGTCGCTATCCATCGATCAGATTTCGCAGAGCGTCGGGACAACTGCCAGTGCCACGAACGCAGGGCTAGGAGCCCGCATTCTGAGTTGGGGCAAGCAATTGAAGCCGATCATGCAAGCCATTCGCGGGGAGTACCGCGGAATGATGTTCCGGGCGTAGGGGAGAGTAGGTAGCGGTGGCAGGGCCGGGAATCACATATCCAATACAGCGCCCCGCGCGCATGACTCCCCGGACGGACTTCCGGCCGCAGGAGTTCGAGGTTGCGATTGAGGGCTTCGGCTCGCGGTTGCTCTGGGAGCACCACGAAATGTGCCCCTGTACCATCGGGGACGACACGCACAACACCGACTGCACGATCTGCGACGGGCGCGGGTACTACTGGACTACCGGGCAGGAGATCCGGGGCATCGTGAACCGCATGAGCGACGCTCCGCGGCTCTACGAAGACTTCGGGCGCTTCGGTTTCGGCATGGCGTCGATCTCGCTTCACTGGGAGCACGCCCCCGGACACGGCGATCGATACACGGTGCTCGACGGGACGATGCTGTGGCAAGAACGGGTGACCCGTTCCTCCGCGGACTACGACCGGCTCACGTTCCGCATCGGCCTTATGACCATGGACGTGCTGCGCGGCGGGCTCCCTGCGTCCGTGACGTTCGGAGTCCGCAAGCTCATCGCGGCAACCGCCGCCGGGGTCGGAGGGGCAGCGCTCAAGGAAGGGACCGACTTCGACATATACGACGGTTGCATCGACTGGGCGAAGGGTGACGTGCTTGGCACGGCCCCGCCGGCTGGCCGTCGCTATGCGGTGTCCTACTACGCCAGACCGCGCTGGACGGTCTCTGAGCACGCGCACGCGCTGCGGCAGACCGACACGCAGCTAAAGAGCACGCAGCAGACCCACGGGCCCCTGCCGGTGTCCGTGCTGTGCAAGCTCGACTGGGGTACGCAGCCCACCGACAGAGGCGGCTGGACGCCGGTGGAGATTCCGGCGGTGGAGCCATGACCGACGTGCTTATGACTCGGCTCCACACGGACTTGCTTCCGGCGCTCGGCCTGGGGAAAGAGAACCTCATGGTCGCGCTGGCCCGTCTTGCGGAGATCACTCTGGACGAATGGGGGGAGATTGCCTCGCGGGAGCTGAAGTCTTCCCGCGAGGCGTACCTGAAGGCGCTCACCGCGATCCCGATGGAAGTCGGGGCCGGCGTCGTGACGATCTTCCTCGCACGGTATCCGAAGCTGGCGGACAGCGTAGAGCACGGACTGGCCCGCTTCGATATGCGCGACACGATGCTGAAGCCGGGCCAGCGCGGCGTGAAAACGTCCAAGTCCGGGTATCGGTTCCGGTCCGTCCCCTTCCGACACCTAACTCCGGGCGGGGAGTCGAGCGGGTTTGCGCGCACCATGGGCGCCGAAGACCCCAGCGGCAAGATTGGCCTCGGAATCCACAAGCGGGCCAAGGGACTGCGCTTGCACGGAGGGACGGCGCAGACCGGAAACACTCGCCTATCGGAGAGGCAGACATGGAACGCCGGGGCGGTGAAGCTAAAAGCGCACCACGTCACGAATCCCTACGTCGGCATGATCAAAAAGGGCGCGGCAAAGGGGAGCGGCGGCGGCCATACATTCTGGACGTTTAGGACGATCTCGACGAACCCCGCGTCGAGCCCTTTGAGTTGGATGCACCCCGGAATCCGGGCGCACAACATAGCCCAGAAGGCCGCCAAATACGCGGCCCTGGTGTGGCCCGGGATACTGCGCAACGCGGTATCGAACACGGAGGGCGCATGAGCCTTGCCATCGACAGAGTCGTCCGGGACCGCCTCGAGGCAATGATCCTGTCCATCGTCAACGTGACACCGCCGGCTGACGACGTGAACGCAGACATTCTGCGCTCCATGCTCGGCGGGTACTCGACGACAGACCAGACCCGCATCATCGCGCAGTTCCGCGAGCAACCTCCGACCGTGGTTCTTGGCTACGGGTCGGACGACCCGCCGCCGGCCCCGTTCTGGCTCGTGTTGCTTCAGTCGGCATCGGGCCGCTCGGTCGCCGGACTCAAGATCGGGAAGGGGGCGGCCGTCGTCGAGATGGGCGCCACCGCCGTGAAGTATCGCCGCGTAGGCGGCATGTGGTCGCAGCGCGTGCAGATTCAGGTGAGGGCGGACAACCCGGAAACGGTCAACGGGCATTTCCATATCCTCCAGTCGATGATGTACGCTGTGGCTTCGGATGCGATGCGTGCGAACGTCGTCTCCGAGGCGAAGGCTATGACTGCGGGCGCCTTCGACGTCGAGACCCGGGTCGCGTCATCCCGCCCCGATACCGGGGCCTACGGACTGCGGCTTGTCGAGTGGGAGTTCGCGTATCAGATCAACGGGTATGTGCCGGCCGACTCGTGGCACAGCGACATTGCAATAGCTTCAACGCCTGTAGAGGCAAGCTCGTAGGAGGACACCGTGGCAAGCGTTATCGTATGGAAGGGGCAGACGACAAACCGCCCCGGGGTCTACTCGCAGACCACCGCGGACCGCTCCGCCAGCGTCGGCGCATTCCCTCGCGGCGCTGTGGCGGTCGTAGGAATCGGGCGCTCCCTGAAGCCGGGCGTTGTCCACGAAGTCGGCTCCGACGCGACCGCGCGCGGCATCATGGCGGACTGCGAACTGCGCCGCATGATCGGACTCGCGTTCAACCCGACGAACGATGACAAGGTCGTCGGCGGCGGGGCGTCGAAGGTCTACGTCGTGTGCGTCAATCCGATGACGCTGGCGACCAAGACGTTCCTGACGGCCGCAGGTACCTCCGGGGTCGTAGTCTCATCGGCGCGCTACGGGCAGGAAGGCAATCGCATCGGGGCCCGTATCCGTGCCGCCACGAACCACCTTGTCGGCAAGCGCTTCACGTTCTCTCTGGCCGGTCGCAGTTATGACTACGACGATCTCGGCGGGAACGCGGACCTTGCGCTCGAGTACACCGGCGGCGGCTTGGTCGTTTCGGCCATGACCGCAGAGGTGGTCCGCGGCTCCGCTGGATATGTGGACGTGGCCTACGACGCTCAAATGGCGCTGAATGCGGTGCCGCTCGCCCTCCAGGTGTGGAGCCCGGACGCGACGAAGATGGCCTTCGACGGGAAGCTCACCTTTGAAAGCGACACGGCGGAGGGTCCGTTCGGCATCATCATCGTCGGAACGGTCGCTGGCGTAGCAGGCGGAGAGACCCTGGGCTACACCCCGGACGGAGCTGGCGGCACGGTTACGTCGGTCAACGCCTACGATTCGATCACCTCTATCGACTTCTCCGCATTCGCCGCGGGCGCGGTGTTTAACGTGACGGGCTCGGCGGCCAAGGCGGTGTTCGCCTCGCATCCGACCATTCAGGACGTGACCGACTACCTGACCGGCAAGTTGGTCGGGCACGGGTACACCGTCGCGAGCACGCTCCCGGACCGCTCGACGCATCTGGGCGCCTACATGGATCAGATCGTCGCGACGGACATCACCGCGGCGGAGCTTACCTTGTGGTCGATCATGTACCGCATGGTGGCGGAGTTGAACGTGAAGGGCGCCGGGCTTATCTCGGCGGCCGAGAATGGAACCGTGGGCGGAATCGTCGCCAACACGGCGGGTACCGACCCGGTCTATCTCGTCGGCGGTGACGATATGGACACAGACGGCGTGGACGTGACCGCTACGGAGTGGACCGCCGCCCTGGCACTTCTCCGCAAGCTCCCGGTCACGGCCGGCGCGTACCTCACGAACAGCGCCACCTATCAGGCGCTACTCGTGGCGCACGTCGAATACTGCGACGATCGCAACGAACAGCAGTGGTGGACCGGCATCGCGAAGGATTCCACGAAGGCGCAGATCAACACGCGGGCGCTCGCGCTTTCCAATCCGTACCTGCAATTCGCCTACCAGGACATCGTTGTCGATGAGGTTGTCTACGATGAGCCCTACGTGCTGTCCGTCGAACTGGCGGGCATGCACGCAGGAATGCCCATCGGAACGCCCCTGACGTGGAAGCGACCGCGCCTTGATAGCGTCAGTCAGGCAGCTACGATCAATCCGGACGAAGACGCCCAGACCCTTACGGACTACGGCGTCTACAACATCGTAGAGGACGCCGACGAAGATGGTATCCTGAAGATCGAACGGGACATGACGACGTACCGCGCGTCCGCCGTCCCGCAGTTCCAGTCCACTGCGGCGGTCTGCTCATGGTCGGAGTCGAAGCGCGACGCCCGGCGGTACCTCAAAGACATCGTGGGAAACCCCAACTTCGACGGGTCCGACGAACAGCTCAAGACGATGCTGGTCTCTCGGTTGCGCCGTCAGGCCAATCCGAAGGACGACCTCTACATGATCAAGGGCTTCCGATCGGTCACGTCGGAGGATCTCGGGGAGCAGGTGAAACTCTCCTACGAGTGCGTCCCGATTGAGGGGATTCAGTTCGTAACCATTTCGCAGTTCGTAACGCGCTAGACGCGCTGACGGGGAGGCAGGATCATGGCCGATAGCACCACTGAAACCATCTTTTCCGGCGCTCGAGCGCTGGCCTACTTCGGCGCGACGCCCTTGGCGGATCTCCAGGGTTGCCGCGTCCAGGTCCGGTACGATCGCCGGCCACACAAGCCGTGCAACTCGCTCACGGTCAAGGAACACACGACGCTCGGCAAGTACGTGTCGCTGTCGGCCGACTGGGCGTGGCGCGTCGATACCGACGAAGCCGACGATCTCGGCCTGCACGACTACACCTTGCAGGATGCCATCGAGAACCGCGTCATGGACGTGGTGATCATGGATACGACCGGCAAGGTGCTCGGAGTCGTCAACGGCGTGCGCCTCGGGGAGCACGGATTCGGGTTCACGAGTGACGCACAGGCGGCCCATGGGTTGCAGTTCGTCGCTCAGGATTGCATGACCATGGCGGCCATCGCTCGGGCCGCTGCGTAGTCCGACAACAGCACGAAGGGAGCATCATCATGGCAGGGTGGAGAGACACTACCGGGGCCGGATTCCAGGGCGGACGTACCGAAGACGAACGGACGGGGCCGCCGGCCCCGTCCCCGGTGGACGTGTCATGGGATCTCGTCTATCGCGACGGACGCGAAGTTGTGCTCAATACGCAGGTCCATATCCCTGCCACGGATGAGCGGCTGAGTATGGCCGTCGAGCAGGCACAGCTCGCGGGCGTCCCCTGGGATCACTTGTCGCCGGTGTCGCGCGGATTCCTCGACTGTCTCGTGCGCGTTCGCCATATGCTCCCGGATATGCCCGAAGCGTTGGCCGAAGCGCTCGACGATGACTACCCGCTCCTGACGGATCTCGCCTTGCGCTGCCGCGACGCGGAGAACGACTACTACAGTCGCCCCGCTTCCAAGTCGAGCATTGAGGCGCCGCAGGAGGCGCCGCAGGAGGCGCCGCAGGGTGCCTCCGTGACTCGTCACCCGGACGTGCCGCCCACGTCGCAGACCGTCGCTGCGGGCTACCTGCGCGGCGCTGTGACGCCGGAGATCATCGAAGAGGGGCGGGCGGCCCTGGCAGCGGCCAAAAAGCGACCACAGCGAAAGGCGCCGGGCGCCAGCCCGAAGTCTGCCCCTGCTGTGAAGTACGAAAGCCCCATCGCGGAGCGCGAGGCCCTCGAGAAGACTCCGGCCCCGGACCCGCCGCTGGCCCCGGAAGAGGACGAACACGAAGATGACAACGCCCTGAAGGGCGCTGGCGCTCTCCCGGGCTAAGTCTGCCGGGCGCCTTCGGAGGTATCTGTGCCCGGTCAGGACGTATCAGTCCGGCTCCCACTGTCGATTGACGACGGACCGCTCGCGGCGGCTGAAGCTAGACTCGCCTCCATGGCGGATCACGCCAGCAATATACAGAACTCGCTCGCCAACGCAGGCGCCGGGATGGGCGGAGGAGGAGGCCCCGGCCCCGGCCCCGGCCCCGGCCCCGGCGGTGGCGGTGGCGGTGGCGGTGGCGGTG